CTTTACAAACTTCAACAACATCTACTATGGACTGGAAGCGGTCAGCAACAATGGAATGGATAACCTGATTGTCTGCTCTAACGAACAGACTGCCTCGTATAATCCGTATGCGTTCAATACGACGAGTGGAACGATTGTGGCGACCTCAACGCTGAACTCTGCGTATCCAAAGGTGTTATTCATTGCGACGCAGGATTATGCTTCTACGAGTTCGCTTTGGTCTCCCATTGCCTCTATTGTATTCTGTTCTACTCTGCTTCCTACTCTACCTGAAAATATCTCTGCCCCAGTCGTTCTCAACTCAGGGAATAATACATCGCAAAATACTTCTCTTAACGCATTCACGCCTATCATTACAGACATTTCCTTGCCGATGGCGACCGCAGGGGATTACCGCCAGTTTATTTCTTACACGCCGTCTGCTGAGTATCGCTTGACCTCGCTTGGAACAAGTCAGGTAGATGTGCGAGAGATGAATATTTCAGTCTTCTGGAAGCACCGACTTACTGGCGAACTCGTCCCATTGACCCTATTCAACCAGTCCAGCGTGTCCTTGAAAATCCTGTTCCGCAAACGCAATGGTGGAAAGTAGTCGTTCCATTTCCCCAAAAACTTTTTATCTGTCTTAATATAAAATGGCGAGTGCTGATGTTGAGAAGGTTGCCGTTTATGATAGTCGTATCGTCCAGTCTCGCCCACGATTCGCAGTAGATAAGGGTGCGTTGTCTGTTTCAAATGCTCCCTTTCAGGCACTCTCGCAGACGACCTCCCAGCATACCTACTCCGTTCAAGTGCCGAGCGAGACGACCTTTGTTGACCGAGCAGTAAACTGGTCGTCGCAGGTGTGTGTTACTCTTAATGTTGCTGGTTCTTTTGCGTCTGGTTCTACTTATACAATTGGTAATCCTTCTGGGACATCAGGGCAGAACGATACTTGGTGGGGATGGTGTGCGTTCCCTCTTCAATCGCTTACCTCTACAATTCAGGCAACGATTAACGACACGAATGTAGTGATTAACTCTGGTGATGTGTTGAAGGAGGTTCTGCGTCTGGTAGATATTCGTGCGAATACGCTTCAACGAACGACACCTTCAAAACTGGATACATTTGCTTTGGCGACGGATGACTTCCGTTATGTAAACTCTACTTATGGAACTTATGGTGAGAGTGCCTCAATTCAGGAAGAAGCACCGAACTCATCTGCTTGGACGAGTGGCGACCCCAAACAAGCGTGGAGTTCGTCTGGTATTCCGTATGTCGCCAAGACATCAGCAAATACCTTTGCGGTGTCTGGTTCTGCGTATGCTCCTGGAACATACTGGGAGTGTTCTCCTGCGACTTCCACCTCTTCTACTCTTGTTTTCAACGATGATGGTTCGCTAACTCTTGCGGTGTCTGGAACAGCAATCACTTCTATCAATGTGTTCGTTGCCCCTTACTTTACCGAGAAACTGGTCTTGTCTCCCTTTATCTTCAACGATGTTAAGGAGCGTGATACTGGACTTTTTGGTATCCAGAATATTCAATGGACGATGAATATGCGAGACCCTTCGGCGTGTCGCCTTGTTCGTCAGCGTCAGGCAGTCTGCTTGAAGGTATTAACGAGTGATGGGTCTGGTGGGACGAGTGTTGCTATTACTCTAACGAGTTCTTACAACACTTCCGTGACTGGTGGTGCTTTCCAAAACTCTAAACTTGACTTGCTGTTCCTAACGCCATCTCTGTCTCTGCCTCTTCCTCCCAAGTCAGTTGTTCCGTATATGGAGTTCCCACGCTACATTACGACGAGCAACACTGCGATTTCTTCTGGTTCTACGAATGTGGTTTATTCTACGCAGACGATTACGCTTCCTCAAATCCCTGATATGCTGGTAGTGTATGCGAAACCGACTACATATTCGGATGCTACTCAGGGAGACTGGTATCTTCCAGTTCAGTCTGTCTCAATCCAGTGGGACAACTTCGCTGGTTATATGTCTACGATGTCGCAACAGCAGTTATACGAGATGTCAGTGGAGAATGGACTTTCGCAGGATTACCAGCAGTGGAGTGGTCGTCTGCCTCTCAGTCGTGGTAATGCTGTGTGGTCGTCTCTCGGAAGTGGTAAGTCAATCGCTCAGGGAGTTGGCGGTATGTTGGTTATCCGTCCTGGTAAGGACTTTGCCTTACAGGAAGGTCAAGCACCTTCGCTGGTCGGCAACTACACAATTCAGTTGAATGTTGGTCTGGCGAACTACTCTGCTAATTCGGTCACCCCCACAATTTATGTAATGACGATTAATTCTGGGTTCTTTGAGAGTGTTAAGGGAACTTCTCGTGTGGTGAAGGGCATTCTCAACGAGGCAGACATTATTTCCGCCCCAATTTCGTCTCTTGCGACTCGTTCGCAGGTAGAACGAGCAGTTGGCGGTGGATTTATGTCTAAACTGGGACACGCTATCCAGAAGGCACTTCCACACATTCCTGCCGTAGCAAAGGTAGTTGCTCCTCTGGTGAAACCGCACTTGCCGTCGCCTCTACAAGCAGGTCTTTCAATGGTAGGATACGGAGATGGTGAAGGTGATGCGATGCCTTCGCACTCTGGTGGTCGTCGCAAGGCACACCACAAGGCACACCACCGCCTAATGTAAAAATCTTAAAAAAATGTTTCCTAATGTAAAGATAAATGGAAAATACACAGATGACTTCTCTATTTGTTAGTAATAGTAATTTTGAATGCTTTGCGGTTGAATTACGCAAAATGCTAAATCAAATGAGATATCTTGTGGAGGAAATGAAAAGAACAGAAGGAGAATATAAAAAGGCATACAAGTATGTTCTACAAAAGAAGCGTCAGGATTTACTAACACTTCTTCGTGATTTTGAATCAGCATATTTAAAAGAGTTAGAAGATATCATACCTTATAATGACCTACTTTAAGTCATTCCAAAGGATACGCATTGCTAATCTATTTGGACTATAAGGATTGTTCTTCCAATCACCTTTAATTTTTCTTGCTCGTTGAAGATACGAAAATCGTTTAGAACCTGCTAATCCTTGTTCTCGTCCTTGCCGTTCAAGAAAAGAATATATAATGAAGTCTCCGTATCCTGACCTACCGAAACGCACAATTCCATTTGGTAAATGATACTCTAATTTATGCGTATCATCACTGCTGAAATAAAGTTGTGCTGGGTTATACTTTCCAGTAGAATGATATGCGGTTGCTCTCGCAATACTCAGATATTCAGTTGGATTGATACCTTGTTGCTCTAATTGTGTCTTGAAGAGTCCAGTCGGCGAAGTCATTTGTAATATATGAATAAAATAAAAATGGATAATTACTTCCGTAAAAATAATATCCAATAGATATAAATGTCGCTATTGGATACTATCTTAGAGAAGATAAAACAACAACGCAATCTAAAAGATGCTTCTATTAAGATATTCAAACGCAATATTGAGCGTCTTGCGGAAACAAAGGAAATCAAGGATTTCAACTTCTTGAAAGATACAAAGAATATTAAGAGTATTCTTGCCCTTTACAAACCTGAAACGCAGAATAGTATTTTACAATCTGTTAATAGAGTATTGGAGCAACTGAATGATGCTGAATTGTTAGATACATACCGCAAATTGTATTATGAAGTTCATAATAATATTCGCACTACACCGAGCGATATTAAGACTGAAACGCAGGAGAAGAATTGGATAGATTGGAATGATATATTGAAGAAGCAGAATGAATTGATGAAGAAGGCAGTTGAAACGCAGAAATGGGACGATATATTGAATGCGTTTGTCCTAATGCTTTATACCGCAAATGAACCGAGACGTAATCAGGATTATTTGGATATGGTAATCATTCGTAGTAAGAAATATCCGTATGATGAAAAGTTAAGCAAAGATAAGAACTATTTGCTTCTAAAACCAAATCTAAAAAATCTTGAAGGAAAGTATTACTTCGTATTCAATAAGTTTAAGACCGCAAAATCATTCGGTAAGCAGGTATTCGCAGTTCCAAACGATATTGAAGTCTTCTTTGAAAAAGTATATTATCCTAATTATCCTGCGAAGAAAGGTAAGGAGAATGCTTTACTGGTAGATACAAATGGAAACGCTTTACATTTCGTTAATTCAATTACACGAATACTGAATAAGGTCTTTGATAAGAAGATTGGTGCTTCAATGCTCCGTCATATTTACTTAACGCATAAGTATGGCGAGACATATAAGGAGCGAGAAATTATAAGTAAGAAAATGTCCCATACAATTGGAACGCAACATAAGTATATTAAGAAGAAGGATTAGCGGTCAAGAAGTCCTGCTTGTTGTAGAACAGCAGTTCCATATAAGTCAAGCAGAACCTTATGAATACTATCATCACTCATTTTTGCTCTGCGTAGCGTTTCAAACAAACGCACCGCAGACGCAATGAGATTATTATACACTCGGTCAATGATGGCGGACGGCATTTATATATTCAAACTATTATTTTTTTGTAGAACTGATTGTAGCAGTCATACTTGGAGTCATAGAGGATGTAATAAGTAGTATTAAAAAAACACGAAGCATTTATTATTTTTATAGGAAAAAAATGTGGGAGATGGAGTGTATATGCGTTCGTAAAGCAGTCATAGGCAAAAAGTCAATTGGGTTTTTGTTTGATATGGTTTTGATTTTTGAAATATACTCCACCTCGC